AGTAGGTATTGCTGGTAAGAACTGGCATTGTCGCTTCGTTCATCTCAGCCAAAAGACTGTCGTACTCCTCAAAGGTATAGCCTGTTCCGTCTAACTCCGGCAGAGCTTCGAGAAGTTTGGCTAATTGCTCGTTATCGTAAGTGCCGTTATCGCTTGTTCGGTTATCTATGGCCACGATCTTTGCTGCGGTCGTATCATCTACATTGACATACACCACATCTATATCGGCCCAACCAAGAGACTGAGCAGCTTGATAAGTGTGATTGCCGGCTAGGATCTCTCCTGTGGCCTCATTGACTGTGATTGGCTTGTATTGGCCGTAACGCTCAAGAGACTCGGCAATTAGATCTACATTACCTTTGCGCGGGTTATTTCTGTATAACTTTAGATCCGTCAGCGATACTTTCTTGATCTCCACTTTGCCTCCTAGATATATGACTCTGCCTTTAATTGTAATCTTACATCGAGCAACTCATCTACCGACTCAAGCAATAGCGCTCTTTTTTGATGAGTGAGCCGGTTGCCGTAACGATCTTGTAGAAGCTCTCTCACATGGGCCAGCGCCTCGTCAATCTCCTCGATTGTAACGATCTCTGGATCAGCAAGAATAGTCATAACTACATACTACAATTTATTACGCTTCGTGCGCTTTTCTTTGTATGCCTCAACCTCGGCTTTGTCGTAATAGACATTGCGCCCAGTCTTTTTTACCCATACAAGAGACTTGCGATATTGCATCTGTCGCAAATTATTCATAGTGATCTCAAGATCGTTGGCGACTTCCTGAGCGCTTATTAGTGACTCATCTACCATGGCGCGGTCTCCTCCTCTACGGAGCGAGACTTTTTATTATCTGCTTTTGGAGCAACATAAATATCTGTCGCGTTGATCTCAAGATTGGTTTTTTCTACGCCGTCTTTATTGGTGTAGGTAGATTGCTTCCAAGATCCGACTACAAAGACTTTGTCGCCTTTGCGAACTAGATCTACAAGCTGCTCAGCCTTCTCGCCAAATTGGACTACGCGGAACCACATTGTGTCGCCGTCAATCCATTGTTCGCCTTGCTTTGTGCGAGGCGTATAGGCAAGGCTAAAAGTAGCCCAAGCTTTGTTAAGTTTTGAGAACTTGATTTCCGGATCTGTTCCTACATTACCTTTGATCTGAATAGGGATACTCATTTTTACCTTCCTCTAACATTATTATCGAACCATCGTTGTTTAATAGAACCCAAGATCCGTCAGGCCGAAGGAACGGAGTCTCTTGGGGTTCTTTCCAAGAGGAGACCATGTGCCCTCGATCTTCTGCAATAGCGGGATTAAGGTGGATACTATCCGAGTCTAGGTTATGACACCCGTGATGAACTCGAATTAGGTTTGCCGGCGTGTCTTTACCGCCCCGGCTCTTTAGTTTTCTATGGTGCAAAGCCATCATCGTAGAAGCAGGTCTCCCGCAAACTTCGCAGTAAAACCCGGCCCTTTCTTCGACTATTTTGACTATCGCCTTGTCCATAGGGCCGATAGTAATCTATTTATTCGTCTTCGTCATCTTCCCACTCAGAGGGATCTACCCCGGGAATATCGACACGAAGCGGTAAGCCAAACGGCGAGTCAAAAGACATCAGTACCAACCTCTCTTTTGCCAGAAGCTCCAAGCCCGGCAGGGATTGGAATAGCGGTGCTTAATATATTTGATCCCACGATCTATTTGCTTTGTGTGAGGCATTGCTGGATCGAGTCCAAGGATCTGAGGAATACCTCCGGCGTTCAGGCCATTGACCTTGACCGGGTTGAAAGCGCGTGGGTTCCACGCAGACTCTTTGCCCCAGAGCTTCGACAAACACCCAAAATGACTCGCGCCCCACTCGGCTTTTACCAATTTCAACGCATATGCCTTCGGAGTCATAGCCAAAAGGCGTTGCTCGTAATTCATATTTGGAGCTTCGGCCTCAGCGTGGGGAATAACTACAAATCCAACCGCAAGAACGGCTGCTAAAAGGATTTGTTTAATGCGAGTCAGGCTTTACTCGTTCCGCCCCTTTCGGCAGACTCCGCAGAGCTGATCTCCATAATGCCAAGCCCCGTATGTGCATCTCGATAGTTCGTTGTCCATGTTCTTTTCCTCTCGGTTGGTAATGGATCGTGCTAATTCTAGCCTTTTATACCGGCAAGTAGGCCGTAAAGACTTTCACTATTTTCTGGCCGTTAGGCTCAACTAGCGTAATTGACCGGTCATATTTGGCCAATCCTGAGTCTGTGAATTTATCAAAAGCATGAACCGCGCTGACGCAATCGGAGTAGCTCTGAGTCCAAGTAATTTGTCCGTCTTCTTCTGCCGTGATCTGATACATCATGCCTCCTCTGAGTAGCCGTAAGTGTGATTACATTTTGGGCAAGTCACATCGCAATCTACATTACCCCGGTCGTCTGTCTCAAAATCTTGATCCCAATAATGATCGCAAGGCTTAGCGTTCTCTTCACTAAGACACTCCTCGCACCGCTCATCGCAAACTATCTCTCGAGTTACTGTTTCCGAATAAATCCCTGATCCGATCATGCTCATCAGATATCATCCCAACAGGTTTCGCAAACCTTCCAATCGGCGAATCTGATCAATGTCTCAGATCCAACCTCGGTTTCGCATCGTGTGCATTTCTCAAGATCGTCTTCAATCATTTCTCAAGATCCTTCACCGCAGCTTGATAGCCAGCATCGAACGCCATGCGTAGGTTATAGACATTTTGATAGGCCTCGACTTTATCCCACCACTCAAAAAACGCTTTTTCCTGTTCGTTCATGATAGAAGCTCTTTCATCATCTCGTTGAGCGCTTTGTAATCTAATTGGTCGCTCTTGTATTTAATTCGATCCGGGGTAGTTTGCGTATCTAACCCGCAGCTCTTGATGAAATTAAGGTACGGGTGCTTACTTTTCGGGTGAGCCTTCATAAACTCGACCGCTCCTCGATAGAGAGCTTCGTCATTGTTAATCGTAAGCGACACATTCCAAGTCGCTCTGTTTTTCCAGCCGTTGTATTCTTCTTCAGTCATTAGGATTGCCTTCCTTGAATATATCTTGATAGATTAAATGGGTACACATCTCGCACTCATAGACTGCGCTATTGTCCGAGGCTATGTAGATTATTAATTTGTTTATGACTCCTCCGCGAGATCCGCACCAGAGACATTTCACGAATGAGCCTTTACCACGCTAACTGTTTTGCCCTCTACGCCGTAAAGCCTCAGAGCTTCGTCAAGATCTAGCATTAGCCGAATCTTGGCAAGCGCCTGAACATAAGAGATCTGAGAGCCATACGGAACTTCGGAGTATTTATTTAGATCGGTTGGAAGATCTACTTCCACTACGGCTTTGAACTTCACTATTTGCCTCCCCACATCTGCGCCAATTCCTGCGCGGTTATTTGACGATTGGCCTCCGGCGAGATCGCCCAGCACTCGAGGCACAGGCCTCCCGGGAATACCGCCAACCGATCTACTTCTGTTCTACATTGTGTGCAGATCTCCATTACTTTTCTCCAAAGTGGCACTCGATCATTGAACCCCAGCAATAGTGATCTCCAACCCACCAGAGATTGCCGGAGATCTGCCAAATCGCCAAAGCTCCAAGAAGGATTGCTATGGCCCGTACTCGCTTACCGCGTTTTGTGATCATCTTTACGCCTTTCCGTGATCTTTAGTAGAGTGATATTTTGATCCGCATTTCATACACATAATCATTAGATCTCCCTCACGATCCATTGGTGGCCGTTAAATAGATAGAGATACTCAAGACCGGCACTCTCAGCCCAATTGATCCATCCATCTTCGTTGGACCAGAGATTGGCCTTTGTGTTCTCGCCTCGCCAAGAGTTATAGAACCGGCTCTCTGCGATAGTCGTAGTTAAAAAAGAGACATCACCCTCAGCGAACATCGCCTCGATCGTCTCAACGCTTGAGTAATTATTTGTTAGAAGCTTGAGCATATAACTCGGATAGCCGTCTGAGTGCGAATAAATAGATTTGATTTGGCCGTCTTCTGTGACGCGAGCAATTGAGGCGCGGGTACTCATTACGCGCTCGCCTTCACATAGACACGAACACATCTAGTACCTGTTCCATTTTCGAGATCGTAGCAACCCTCGCCATGACCGAAATCGTAAAACACGACTTTGGAGAAATCGGCATTTAATATACGGCGAATACGAGTCTGCCCCGCCTTGGACTGCGCATCGGCATAGTTGCCGGCGCAACCGCAAGCGCAACCGGTCTTTCCGTTGTAGGTATCTGTCGCGTATTTTTCAATCGCATCGCACATAGCGTCATAAGTAGAAGGAGTAATCATTACGCACCGGCCTTCGCTGGATCGTATGAATAATTGTGTTCCGAGAATTTGTGAGATTGAACTTCATCAATTACGCATGACTTGATCGCTCCGCCGGTGACTGTTTTCCAACCGCAAGAACATTCTGCGTCAAAACCCCAAGTGCCACGCATTGATGACTCGTAAGGGATCTTTTCGTCACCTGAATAAACAAACCACTTGATTCTTACTTTTGTATCTGTCGCATAGATCTTCATAGCTTGGATTGCCTTCCAATTGATAATTGGAGGGAGATCCTCCAATAGCTCTATTATGAGGATTACAATAAAAAAGGCAAGGATCTTTCGGCGATAATTTCGGCTACTTTTTAGCGATAAAGACCTGCACGCCGGGGCGGTCTCCATACTCCTTCGAGGCCGTTATCAGGGTCACTTGTGCATCATCTCGGTAGGCGATAGCCGTAAGGCCGTCTAAGACCGCTCTAACGAGTTTATCGAGGTCTGGAGGAACAGACGGCTCGAGGCGGGTCACAGTCCGAGGCCGGGCCATTATGAAGATCAGGCGGATCTCCACCGGGTCGCCGTGAGGCTTAGCGCCGGCGTATTTGGCCGATAGGCCGATAGCGGATCTCCAAGCTGCGAGCGCTGATCCTTGCGAGTGGATTATGTTTCCGTGAATGACTTTCATCGACCCTTGAGGGATCGGTTTGCCATCGACTCGGAAAGTAATCACATAATTATTCTAACCGGATTATTTACAATTTCGAATTTAGCATTTCCTTGATCGTCAATTAACGATACATCAAAAGTTCCAATTCGATCCGGGCCATCTACAAACTTAACGCTCCAAACATGATTGTCTGGAGTCACTAACTGATCACCCGGTTGCAGAGCTTCTGGCGAGATTAAGCGTTCCATTATTTCCCCTTGTCGTAATGGTTACGGAAATTGTAACAGTTACGGAGATCTGCGCAACAGTTTGCGTAATTCTTCCGGCATAGGAACGGCTCGTAATCTTGCCTCCTCCTGCTCCTTCCAATATTCCGCTGCCTTAGCCTTCTCGATCTCTGCCCTTTTGCGAGCTTCTAATGCCTCTCTCGCGTTCTTTTCTTCCTTACTCAACTCTCGTTCTGGCAAAGGTTGATCGGCCCACCTACCGGCGTTCAGCCAAGTCGTAGGGTGTGCCGTATATGCATCGACTCGGTTGGGATCTTCGGCATATCTCGTAGCTCCGGCGATCAAGGTTGCTAAGTCTGTTTCGCTCAGCGCTTTATTAAACGCGTCTTTGGCTTTCTTCTTTCCAACCTTGACTGGATAAATAGACCAAAAGAGATCGAACGCATTGGTTGTTTCTAAGGGTGGTTCTAAAGGAAGGTTCTTAGGTCGTGAGAGTCGCCCCGTGTTGGTCGTCAAAGTCGCCCCGTCTAAGTCGTCAAAGTCGCCTCGTTTGGAACGAGTAGTCTCTTTGTCGCCCCGTAGTTTATGTAATTGGATCGTGTATCGGTGAGGCCGGCGATCTTCTCGACAAGTCGCTGAGCCTCCCTTGTGCTTCTCCATACGCAAATAACCCTGTATTACTAGGCTATTGATTGACCTTTGAACAGTCCGAATCGAGACAGAGGCTTTTTTAGCAATCGTAGCTTGAGAAGGCCAAGCCTCTGATCCGTCATCGTTAGCGTGATCGGCTATGACTAGGAGGATCATTTTCTCTATGGTCGGCAGAGTTGTGCGCCACACATCTGTCATCAGCCTAATACTCATTTCTTGCTGGCCTCCAAGCAGCTCTGGATCACCTCAAGAGAGATCCCGTATTGGCTTAAATCGTCTAGCGCTCGCCGGCGTTGCGCGGGATAGGCCTCCGGCTCATCCATTGCCTTTCGCTCTACGCTAGTCAGACCGCCCCACACTCCGTACCTCTCATGAGCAAAAGCGTAGGTCAGGCAATCTTTCATAATAGGACATCGAACGCAGATAGATCTAACGGCGTTGATATAGTTATAGGCATAGGCGTTGCGCTCCTCCTCGACATCGTAGAACATCTCAATTTGGCTATCCCAACACTCTGCCTTATCCCAATCTACTTGGCGGAACTCGGGCATCCAATCTCTCCTGACGGGTCGTAGAAATTACAATACTTAGAACAGAACGCAACTCTTTCCTCCGGCGCGGGTGCGGGAGCTTCGGTGGCTACGATCTCTTTGATCGAGTTCAACCAAACAAGAGCAGTAGAGGCTATCTGAGGATCGTAAGCTTCTCTATGTACCCGTATCTCAGCCATTACTCCGTCTCGAGGAATTGCTACCAACGAGACTTCTTTGACCTCGTATCCGTTTTGCGCGAGTAACCAGCCATAGACCTGAACCTGCCAGCGCTGCTGCTCAGAAGGGAAGTAGCGTAGGGATTTTACCTTTGTAGTTTTCCAATCAACTACCAGACCTTCATCTTTAATATACAGGTCAATGTGGCCCTTCATATCACCGGATTTGACTTCGATTTCGGTCAGATAATTATCTCCAAAAGGATCTTCCCGCCTGATTGCTTCCTCAACTCCTGAGTGAATAAAAGTGCCGAGGATCGCAGCAAGCGACTCTGTGCTTGGATTTGTAACCGGAGTTTGCTTGAGATCGTGATACACGCGCCTTCTGCAACCTCCCAATGATGAAGGCCCAATCTCGATCTGCATTGACCGATCTCGAGTCTCATCAAAGCCTTTAAGTGATTTCGTTAATAGATCTTTGGGATCAATCATCAAGCTGCTCCTCATCTAGTTCGCTGACGCTATCGGCGATAGACGCGGTTATATTCGAGATCTCTTTCTGAGCCGTATCTCGATCGACATTGTGCTTCTTGATATAGGCCTCAATCATTGCCTCGTAAAGATTTTGATTTAAGTGTTCAGTCATGAGAGATCCATACTTGTTCGGACAGAAGTACCGATCGAGCGAGCGATATCTACCTGTGTTCGGATACGAGAGGCATTGGCCCGGGCTGCTCTGACAAGAGCTTCGGCCGTTGCCATTTTCATGTGAAGTTCCTCAGTAGCAACCAAAGCCAAATCTGCTTTGTCCGATACTGTGACTTTCATATCTTTCTTGTTAGCGACCGATAAACGAGCGTGAGCAAGAGACAATTCGTATTTAGCCTTTGTCTCATAGTAATTGCGCTCGGCCTCAGCCAGATCTGCGTGAGATTGATCTACTTCCTTTGATAGCTCTTTAAGACGGCGCTCAATCATCTCCGGTGTAATTATTTGATTACTCATTTACCTCTCCTCCGAACATTAAGGCCGTGAAGATTGAGGTTGATCTGCGCTTTATGACATAGATCCGAAAGCCAAAAAATAACTCGTACATAACTAGATCTCATCATCAGGCTTCCACATTTCTCCCAAGAACTCTTCCAAAATATGATTGAGGGTATGTAGATCGTGGAAAGTGACCCCGGCGATACTCAATTTACCGCCCATATAGTTCTCAACCGCAAGGACCAATTCTTGTGAGTGTTGTTCCCACTTGAAAGAGATAGATCCGGCATCCATATCGTAAGTGCGATCCGTACTCCAACCGCCAAATCTAGTTGTCGCCATTAGGAACTACCTCCAAGTTCTTTTTGTTCTTTTGCTGGAGGATTACTTTGCCGGAGTCGGCAGATATATCGAACGGATCTGTGACAAGACTTAGCCCAACGGCCTCAAGAACCTGCGCGATTTCATAGGGATCTTGGTCAAGCTTCGAGGCAAGCGCGTGGATACGACCAATGTGTTCGTGGATCGTAACGATATAGCCCACCGGTGGATTGAATTTATTTTCTTTACTCATAACAACATATCTCCTTCTGCTGCTCGCCAAACGATGCAGTCTTGTTGGTTGTAGTTTTTGCGTGTAGTTCCTGTGTCGATCAAATACCCGTCTTTGACAAGCGAACCGCGAGTGGGTCTCAGCGTATTGCCTGATATTTGCAGAGCTATCTCAACCTCTTGATCCGTTGCGCCTCTAAGACCACGATCTACAAAGTAGTCATAGACCTTTCGGCGAATAGTTCCCGTACGAGGCAGAGCAGACAGAGCTGCTGCGACTGATGTGCGCTGAGCGTTCTTAGCGATTAAGACCGAGTTACGATCTACGCTCATGACTCAAGCTGCTTCTTCTTGATATTGACCGCGCTAAGAAGGCTTACGCCGTCTATCTTGCACTCTCCAAGATCTTTGTATTCTTCCCAAACGAGTTTGAGAGCTTCGACTGTGGGCGCTTCACCGAATAACACAAGTGCTTTAGTCGCTTTTGCGATCTCTTCTTCGCTATAAACTCGAGCCGGCTCTGCCTCTTTAACTGGCTTGCGCGGTTCTTCGGAGTATCGCTGAACCTTTTCCATTTCTTCTTTGCTAGGGCGCTTGCCAAGAGAGGCAAAACCGCAATTGGCTAGACTGCGCCCAATCGAACTGGTTTCGCAGTTCTCCAAAGCCGAGGTTCTATTGACGGGAGAAGCTCCAACTATCTCCTCAGCGTATCCGGTGGCTACCGGGGTGTGATCTTCTCTATCGAAATAGATCTCTGAATAAACAATAAATCTGCGTTCATCGTGGAACTCTAATTTAGTGAGAACGCGCCCGTTTGGATGTGCCTCCCAGAACCGGGCAAGGCGGGTTTCAACTGTGTCGTACGCCTCGAGATCGAACTTTGCCATAACTATCCTTCCGTTGGGGGAACGCTTGTGCGCTCCTGTTAGGCACAAGTATCCCGATAGATTACGGATCTCCCGGGATTGCCACGCCGGCGAGTCGCCTGTAATGTGTGCAAAGGTGAGAGAATAAAGGAGTCTAAGGAGTCCAAAATGACCGCTCGAGTTCATATCAGTCTTTTTAATCTGATCGTAGAGTTAGAATCCGATAACGCATATCCAGATCAAATGACGGATATGAGTAATCGCACTCTCAATCTATTCCAGAACGCTCTTTTGACCGCCAAAGAGACTGGTATAGATATCACCGAGATAGCTCTGCTTGAGTTAGACGAAGACGAAGACGATTACTGATCTGCTTGGATCATAAACTGGCGTAACCAAGATCTTCCAGCAGCGTTGATCGCGTCTTGAGTCTTAGTTCGCTTTTTGTCTCCCCACGAATAGTTCTCCAATCCCTCCAGCGATAATTTTTTTCTAGTCTTCATTGGAGGCAGAGCTTCTAACGGGTGGTCTATTGCAAAGTCTCGATAGGCCAGTTGTTCTGATCGAGTGGGATATAGCGGTTGATCTGATCGCAAAGATCCGGAGGGATCTACCGCCCACCAAAGTAATCCATTTCGTTGATGCCATGTAATCGAACTAGGAGTGCAAGACATTTTTAACCTAGTCACTCCGCGTTCTAACACCGCATAATTTATCCAGATCTCCCAGATCCTCGAAGCGTATCCGTTTCCTTCTTGGCCTTGAATCGTGACTATCTCGTATAGGTTGGAATAGGTATCGCGGTTGTAAGTAGCGAAGATCAAAGAGACTACTTCCCCATTGACCTCCAGAGCCATTGGCGGAGTCTTCTCATAATTCTTGAATCGATACCAAAGAGAGTGAGCCGAGGATAGAAACTTCGTGTTTGTTCCTTTTGGCGAGGTCTTTACGATCTCCTCTACTTGAGTGAAATCTAAGAACTTAATTGCCTCGTTCATCTACCGATCTTTCTGAGCTTCGCTAAATGTTCGGCCGGCTAGTCGCTTTCTAAATTGTGGAATATTGTTTTGAGGTATTCCGATCTTGTTGGAAGGCAAAGTGATAGCCAATAGATCTGAGTCAGATTGATTGCTATATCCAGCGTCTAATATTGCGGCATCGTTAGGAAATACATCAGCGTGACGATCATTTTCCAAATCGACAAGGTGATCCTCCCGGCCTCCAAGAGAGTATAGATACCTAAAATTAGGAGGGCAATTAGGCTCAACTACTCTCTTAAACATTGAGACCTCTTTGGTATAGCAATAGAAAGTGACTTCCGGAGTTAGCAGAGCTATCTTGAGCCACAGGCGCAGGTATTCTTCCGAAAAAAAATCTCCTGAATCGTGTATGCGAATAAACTTTCCGCGCTTCTTTGGGTGCTGAACCTCAGCCAGCATTTGACCAAACCAGCCTTCGGGATCTTCTATTATGTATTCTAAGTTTTGAGTGTGCCGACCTTTTACATTACTGAAATTGTAAGTGCCGTTACGGGCATAGCAAACAGTCGCGCAAGCACCGGCGTTAGGACAAGTCTTTACATTTGTTCCATTAGATAATTTTACGGCAAGCGCGGGTATCGCCCAATTAAAGATCCCGTCAGGGCGAAGCTCTGAGTTTTGAGTTAGCAATTTCTCTGGTCTTAGTCCAGCCATACTTTGTACCCCGCAGTCACTCGACCTTGTATTGGATCTATGAAATGTAATCGTTGAGAAGGAGTAGCGCTTGCAGCGAGCATTACGCCAGCATAACGATTATCCGACTCAGTAGATCCGGTTTGATAAACAGATCCAAGGCCGTTAGGCAGCGCCCACTCATTGTGTGTGTGATAGTGACCTATGTAGCAATCTCGAAATTGCCAAGGATAAGATCCAGATAGCCAACGAGATACATGGCTTACGATTGCTCCGGGTGAAGCGAATCCGTTACGGCCTACTTCGTCTCCGTGAATAAGTAACGCACGATAATTACCAATCTCAACTCGCTGAATATCCTCGGGGCAATCTTGCCAAGTCAGGCGCTTTTCTCCGGCCAAGAGCTGCTTTGCTAACTCGTAGCACATACGATCAAAGTTATCGGATCGAGGAACATTGTCGCGTTTAGATCCAATACGGCCGTGATTACCCCACTCCGGAACTACTGTGACTTTTTCATAATTAGATAGGGCTACTCGAACGACATCTACGCAAAGGCGCGAGACATTGACATATTGCTCAAACAAAGTCGCATCTACCTCGAACGCTTGAGTTGGGAAATTGAACAAACCTTCCACCATATCGCCACCGAATAATATGTAGCACTCTCGCACCGGGTGATCGGCTCTTTGGATCTCAGTAATCTTGATCGCTTTATCGGCAAACTCTAATACGCGCTTGCGCATAATCTCGGAGTTGTAAGTAGTAGTTCTCTTAGCGCCTTGCCAATCGGTCATATGCCACAACGCTACTTCGGCTTTCTTTTTAGATTTATCTGCCGGCGGAGCTTCGACCAAAGGAACTTTACCCATAGATAGCATTGCGTCATAAGCAGCCTGTTGCGTGGTCTCTACTAGATCTTCTGTACGCTCTTTGGCTTTTTTAAGTTGCTTTTGTAACCGAACAATAATCTGCCTAAGTTCCACTACTTCTTCTGGTAACTCCGGCGGTGCGTTTTCTAATTGATCTCTAAGACTCATAATCTGCTATCTCTTTCCCGTGTTGGGTATAGCCCTGCTTGTCTATCCAAGAGTCGGTATGCGAGCCATTTTGGAACAGTCGTACAGTCTTTAGTGTATCCATAAGTAAGGCTACTTGGTACGCCGGAATGGGCGAGATCCCGAGCAAAGTTCCCCAAATAACTCCTATGTCCGTAAAGTTCTTATAGGCATCTCCGTATTGAGATTGGCGTTGGCTCAGAACATCATCTAGTTCTTCGGACACTTACAAACACCAGTTCTGTGCGCTCTGATTGCTTCGTTGCTGGTCTTGTAGCCTTCGGATCGCAACGCTTGAAGTATGACCCTTTGAGAGATCTCTTTCTTCCAAGCTTCGTCCAATGCTTTTCTCTCGTCTTCCGGCATATTGTTCAACATCTTTTGGTAAGTGCAAACACCGCCGTGAAGATTATTATTTATCGTGCTGATCTTGTCTGCTAATCCCATAATTGCCTCCTGTGGTCAAGCGTAACTTAACATAGGCAAAAAGAAAACCCCGAGGAACGGCTCGGGGTCTTCTTTGCCTTGCGTGCTTATTTAGTTTTTTTCTTACTGGCTTTAGCCAATTTATCGATCTCTACCATAGCGAGATCTGCGACCTTGCCAAAAGCGGGATCTTTAGGATTGATTGCTCTGATTGCGACCGGCACGACTGCGCTAAGTCCAGCTGCAAGTAGAACCTTCCAGCCTGTCTCACCAGTAGCATAAACTGCGATCGCAGCAGCTAGAAAAGAACGAGCGTAAGAGGCCAACATTGCTTGGATCTTCTTGTTCATATTTACTCCTTTGGTCGAGCGATTGCCATAATCGTAGCGTAAGTGCGTCTCTTTAGGTAGAAGCCGTCTCCGTTTGATTGGCTACCCTTTTTATCTGCTGAGGTATTGCCCTCATATACTTGTAAATACTTGAGAGTTTTATGGTGAAATTTAACAATGCCCACATGATCTGGCTGAGCGTCTTCATCAAATTGGAAGAACACTAGATCTCCGCGTTGGGCTTGACCGACAGGTACGAGTTGATTGTTCTTAGTTAGGTACTTGAGCCAAGCATCGCAGCTCGCATAGCCCTTTGGCTTGTCGGATACAGACTTGATCGCGCCGGCATCAAAATACATCTTAGAGGCGCTCATAGCGCACCAAGGCTGATTGTTCAGGCCAAACCACTTACCGAACTTAGTGTCATTATTGCCGGTCTCTTGGTAGCCAAGATCCGCTTCGCATAGCGCTAGTAATTTATTGACATCTATCATTTTATTTCCTTCTCTATTTCCTCCGTTGGAGGCTTGGGTTTTGATTTTAGTCCATTAGCGCTAAGTATGCCGGATAGTGTTCCGGTCAAAAATACGCATAGCGTAGAAACTAGATCTATGAAAGCTGCGTCATTAGGCGCTTGCGCCATAGGTTGAGTCACAAACACCAACGCGTAAAGCATCGCAAATACTGATCCGGCAAACACTAAGGCTAACAATATGCCTATTGTGACTATGAGCCTCGCGTGGAGTTCTTCCGGGGTCAATCTTTTTCTAGCCATTAAATACCTCCGGCAATAGATCCTTCGTGCATTGTCCGACCGCTTCGCATTGAGGAGGATTGCACTCAGCCTTCTCCCAATTAGCGAACTCTTGACAAGGGTAGCGCGTATAGCCCTGATACCCACACCCGCTTAGGCTAAGAGCGATTAACAAGCAAACGATAGATCTCATCTACGCGCTCTTCCAATCGCTTGATAGTGTCGCCTTGCCTCGTTTGTTCGTCTCGCATAGAGCTTCCAGAGTTTGGTTTAAGTTCGATCAAATAATGCTTAACTAGAAATCGAACGCCTATTGCCAAAGATCCTACGAGAGTCGTCACGGCTACGGCTAGGCCAGCCCAATCTGATGCAGTCATGGCCGTAATAATAACGGATTACAAAGCGGTTTGAGTCAATTTAAACCAAGCGCTTCCGTTCCAATACACCAAGCGCTGAGAGTTTGTATCGTAAAAAATATCTCCCTGACGAGGATTGCTCGGCGTAGAAGTAGCAAAATTGACTACCGGCGCAGTAAATCTTTGCGCGGTCTCGAGTTTATTAAGTCGCGCATAAATATCTTGAGCAAAAATACGAAGATCAAACGGCTGATTTATGTACCCCATTACGCACCTGTTCCTTGAGTTAGCGTAAGCGTAACGCGTTCTGGGCCGTCTTCGCCCGGTTCTACTGTTAAACCCACTATGCGGTATAACTCATCTAAGCCGTTAGGAAAGCGCACATCGCGGATCATAATTCGAGCATCGTCTCCAATGTCGTATGTTCCAAACTCCGGATCTACAAAGGGAGGCACAACGAGTTTAAGAGTAGTTGGAGGATAGGCGACCGCTAGAACTTGGCCGTCAGCAAGCTGCTGGAGAACCACATCGTCATCTATGTCCGAGTAATTAGCGCTATCTTCTAAGAGCGCCCAGCCCTCAGCGAACTTAGCCGTATCTTGGGCTATGGCGATTAGTTTGCCCTCGTTAGATCCCGCTCCAAGAGCATAAATAGTGTTTGCTGCCGTAGCTCCGTCTTCGGGATACTCGTACTCGACTGTGTTGCCGGCCGGAAAGATCCAGACCGGGATATTGAGAGGGTCGCCGGATCTAGGAAAGTAAGTATTGAAAGCCTTTACGGGTAGCCCGGTGATGTCGTCATAATAAACATCTACGCGGAAATCAAAGCCGTCTAACTGACGCGATAGATCTTGAATAGCGCCAAAGACCGATTTGAGTTCGTAGTCGTAATACACGCGATCCACAAGAACGCCGGAAGTAGTCTCGCCTTCGGTATTGAGAAGTAGGCCAATGTCTCCGTTAGGAACGGCCTGAGCAGCGGTGATGATGTCGCTGGCTATCACGAGTTGATCTTCCTCAAAATAATCTATGGTCTCAATAATTCTTCGGCGCTCAAAATAGGAAATAAACTCACGCGCCTGAATAGATAATTGTTGCTCAGTAGAGTTATACGATCTGCCCCAGATTACTCCGCCCCATACCAAAATCCCATTACGATCTACATAAATAGCGTTTTTCATAGGAATTGTAGCTTCGTCAATATTGAACTCAGCGGTGTTTATTCCGCCAATAAGAATATGACCTTGGAAGTTGCCGGCTTGATTTAACTGTTGAGTAAAAGAGACCCCGGTAAAAGGAAGCTCTGCGACAATCTCATTTGTGACTAGATTGGCTATAAGATAGCGATAGGTAGTGGTCACGCAACTTCAACCCACGCTAAATCTGCTTCACTCCATAAATAATATTTGCCGTCTATTGGTCGAGAAATAGGCGCTTCCCATTGGCAATTATCTTCGTTTAATACCCAAGACTCGTAAGGTTTTGAAGCAATAAAAGCATCACGAATTGGATCGTACAAACCATTAATAACCGCGTAATTTTTACGGAAGTTTCCGTTGTAGGAGGTTTGGATCCATCTACCGCCCAAAAGATCAACGCAAAAGTCAATACCTTTTTGTTCTAATTCGTTACCATTTTCATCAAGCAACTCGTTGTTATGCACAACAATTACTTGTTTAACTATATTGTTTTCATCGAGTTCTGCAAAGTGTGCCATTAGAAAGTTATGCTCCCGCTTCCAGTCCATCGGTAAATCTTGTATCCACCTGTATTTGTAAATGTGGGTGAACCTGTAGTAGATGTAGCATTAGGATATGTATTTGAATAACGAATAATTACTACACCAGAACCACCAGAACCTGGAGAACTTGAACCAGAGCCTCCGCCACCACTACCTGTGTTTCCTGTTCCATTACCTCCGCTACCAGTCGCTGAACCATTACCACCAATTCCGTGACCACTTCCTTGAGGTTGTCCGTCAAAGCCAGACCCGCCTCCACCAGCAGCATAGTTTGTAGATGTACCACTTATGCTAGATGTAACAAGGTAGCCACCATTAGGAGGATTCCATTGAGTTGTGTAACTTATTGGTGTACCAGCGCTTCCAGCTCCGCCACCGCCACCACAGATCGCTCCACCGCCACCACCAGCGTTTCCTTGTCCAGAAGTTCCTGCGCCAGCAGCACCACTTCTTGTAGCACCACCACCAGAACCACCAGTAGCGCCGTTGCCATCTACTCCACCAATTCCACCACGACCACCACCAATAGAAGTAATTCCATTAAATACTGAGTTAGCACCATTACTAGCGCCACCGCCACCGCCACCAACTGTAACTGTGTAAGAAACTCCAGCCGTAACTGCTAATCCCGCTGCTGTTCTATAACCACCCGCACCGCCACCACCAGCAGCGTTTGTTCCGCCGTCATAGCCTCCTCCAGCACCGCCAGCAAGAACAAGATATTCAACATTAGGGGTAGAAGGAACAACAGGAGTCACAGAGTTAGAAGCAGCTGAGGCCGTTGAAGTTCCATTAGCGTTTGTCGCCGTTACTGTAAATGTGTAAGCCGTTCCGTTGGACAATCCTGAAACTGTAATCGGGCTTGATCCTGTTCCGGTAAATGATCCCGGAGAAGAAGTTGCGGTAAATGTCGTGATTGTAGAACCGCCCGTTGCGCCAGCAGTATAGGTAACTGTCGCAGAAGAGCTTCCAGCAGTAGCAGTACCAATAGTGGGCGCTTGAGGAACAGTAGTCGCCGTGATGCTATTTGACGCAGCAGACGAAGCTCCTGTGCCTTGAGCGTTTGTTGCCGTGACAGTAAATGTGTATGAAGTAGAAGATTGCAACCCTGTCACAGTCAAAGGAGACGAAGCTCCAGAAGCAGTAAATCCACCCGGGCTAGAAGTTACCGTGTAAGAGGTAATAGGAGATCGGCCTGTATCGGTAGGAGCGGTAAAAGTGACCGAAGCAGCACCATTATTGTAAGCACGACCCGTACCGACATTGGTAGCAGTACCAATAGTCGGAGCGCCCGGTGCGTTCTTATCAGAAGAAGCAATCACTCCAAGAATAGGCATTAGGAAATATCTCCTATCACATACCAAGTATCTGTTCCTGTTTTTATACAAGTAGCAGAGGAGTTAATAACTCGTAATTTAGGAGCGGTAGAGGTAGCGCCAGTAGAAGCGACTGTAACTCCTCCAGCACCTTGGATCGTAATTTGTCCTGCTCCCGTTTGGATAAGTGTGATTTGAGTTCCAGTTGGGAAAGCAACGGAAGCGTTCGTTGGAATAGTGACAGTTCCCGCAGTCGCTCCATTGGAGGTCAATAGTATGTCGCCTTGGTCTGTAAGAACAAGAGTATAAGCATTTGTTGTAAATGTCGGAGTTAATAACGATTGACGAATAACTGCGTCAGCAAAAGTACCGCCTGTGATTGTTGGGCTAGTTCCAAATACAAGAGATCCGGAACCAGTCTCATCTGTGACTGCTGCTGCTAAGTTTGCGGAAGACGGAGTTCCAAGAAATGTAGCTACGCCTGTTCCAAGAGAAGTGATACCAGTACCGCCGTTAGCAACAGGTAGTGTTCCAGTTACGCCACTTGTAAGAGGAAGTCCTGTGGCATTAGTAAGAGTTCCTGATGTTGGAGTGCCAAGAACAGGAGATACCAAAGTTGGTGAAGTAGAAAGAACATTATTACCTGAACCTGTTGAAGTAGTAACGCCAGTTCCGCCATTTGCAACAGGTAATGTGCCAGTTACGCCAGTACTTAAAGGCAATCCAGTTGCGTTGGTCAAAAGGCCTGACGCTGGAGTTCCTAGCGCTGGAGCAGTCATCGTTGGAGAAGTCAAAGTTTTATTTGTAAGAGTTTGAGTGCCAGTTAATGTTGCAACAGTTGAGTCGATAGCGATTGTTCCGGTAGTGGTAATTGTGCCACCGCTTAAACCAGTTCCCGCTACGACAGAAGTTACTGTTCCCGTAGCTCCGGTAATAATATATGAAAGCGAGTTCCAAGCGGTTGATCCGTTGCCAATTTTTGCCTTGTTTGTATCGGTCTCGAAACCCCATTCGCCAGAAGCAAGCGTTGGATTAGCAGCAGTCCATTGAGCAGCGGTTCCTCTGCGAATTTGTATCTGGGTTACGACCGCCATTATGGAGTACCTCCGTTAAAGAACTGCGTTGCCGTGTCATTGTACTGGCCATTGTTATATGGTGCAATACTATCAAATTGTCCGGCATCTATCGCACTCTCGGCAGGAGCATTGACAACCTGTACCCAAGACAATCCGTTATAGACCATTAAGCCGTATGTCGTATTGTAATAAAGATCTCCTGCTCGCAAAGTAGGGGTGTTGATGTCCGTACTTGATACAGGAACATTAGTCGGAGTTAGGGCTAGACGACTCACGCTATGTCGCCCATTATGAGCCAGTTATTAGTGCTTGTTTGTACGGCAGTAGCAGTCGAGTAAGTAGCTCGTAAAGTTGGAGTTGCAGCGGTAGCGCCCGTGGAGACTATGGTGACTCCGGCCGATCCAGAGATAGTGACTGATCCTGCGCCGTATCGAGCAAAGTTTAATTGCGTTCCTATTGGATAGGCTACCGAGGAGTTCAAAGGAATAGTTACGGCGATAGAGCTTCCGTTGTTTAAAGTGACCAATGTATTTATGTCTGAATAAACAGTAGTGTAAGTAGTTCCTGTTTGTGCGTTAATGCCAACAGGCGACAGATTTGTAGTTGCCAAGACTCGTGTATCTGTAATATTTCCTGAGTTAATTGAAGTTACACCAGCACCCACAGAAATAGTAGCCAGAGAAATAGAGTTGGCCGGCAAAGAAGGTGCCACCGGAGAACCAGCTGGAGTTCCTGCGATTACTTGAAATACGACATTGTTAGTAGATCCTGAGTAATAAGAGTCATTGATTGTTAAGCAAACTAGATCTATACGAGGATTAGTCGGGTTTGAAGTAGTGATCGTAAGCAATACAGAAGCATCGTTATAGGCCATATAAGTTCCCATATCCGCTTGAGTAGTTCCTACTATTGCAGCCCAGCCGTCAGCAACATAAACATTCATAGCAGCAGGAGAATTAGCAGTTACTTTAAGAGAAGGAGAAGCGACAATTCCCGTGGTATTGAAGATTGCCTGAGTAGTCAGGCGATCGTTCTCAGCCGGGTGAGAGGCATTTTGTAACCAACTCGGAGGTGTGTGCAGAGTCATTTTTCTCCTATATGTATGCTGATTGGAACTCTATTGTAGCGACAGTTTGATCTATTACCGTAGAACCGGCATTTCCTTGAAGAGTAAATATTGAGTTTCCCGGAGGAGCTGCAAACCAAACTCCGGAGGTTAATAGATTACGAGCAGATACGCCGTTTAGCGTGACCAATTTATTGTAAAGATCGACAACCAGAACATCAGCACCGGTCATGGCTTTGGTGAAATAAAGATACTCGTTAGTAGTCTGATTTCCTAAGATTGGATTCGTGATTGGGCCGTTCAAGGTTATGACCGGGTAGGTAGTAGCCCACCCGTTGTTAGAGACTGTGGTGGTCTTGACCAAAGTAGCCGGATCATAGACCAGATTGTATGTGCGGTTATAGACACGCCCAGTAGGAGCAAAATAACCCAAAATAGCCGTCTGAGTATTGGAGTTGAAATAAGTGGGATTAGGGCAAAAGAATTCGACTCGAGTGACAATATACCCGTAAGTGTAATTAGGATCGATAGTGGTTTGGAAGGCACGAACTCGAGCGTTAATTACTTGCGTAATGTCTCCAAGAGATCCCGGAAGATAGAAATAAAGAGGAGTTGTTCCGGATTGCTGAGGCAGCAGCGCCCTTTGAAGGGTTTGGAGATTGACCTGAGCGGAGTTATCGTCTGACCCCAGAACTAGCATAATAATTGAGATAGTACGGCCGGCATAAAAGTCTCTACCGGAGAACATTCCGTCAGCGTAACCTCTGTTATCGTCTTGATTACGGATTGGAGGCACTCCCTCAAGGCCATCTACCGATTGGATTTGATAGGGAGATCCAGCGCCACCAAAGACTTGATCGTTGAAAGAGAACGAATACTGAGCGGTGAGCGTCAAAGTCATTATAGATATCCACCATTTCTTTGTTTTGCAGCATTGACCGCATCCATAGAACTCATTGCTACTGGCTTAACTAGGGTATTCACAGTAGATCCATATTTAAGTTGATTAGATACTGTTGCTCCGGTTTGTGCCGGGCTAGTTAAATTGTAACCCGTGATACTTATAGTAGTCGAACCAGCCACAGGGCCGATAAAGCCCGGATCTCCCGGCTTGAGAGTTGCAGCATATCCGCCCGGAATAGTCGTGAATTTAGGAGCGTTAGCGAGCGCCTTAGCAGCATCGTTCTTTGCTCCTAGTTCTAGCATAAGTGCAGCGACCTCAACGAGCTTCTCTTTTAGTTCTGCCATTTTCTTTTGCGTGTCTTTATTGATCTTGTCGATAGCCTCGCCGTAAGACTTTTGAGTTTCCGCGAGCGACTCAGCCAAAGTCTTTGACGCTTCTGCCAATCCTTCGTCTAGTTGCTTTTTCGCGTCTGCCCTAGATCGAGTCAATGTCTCCAATGCGTCAGCGAGGGTCTCATCTAATCTCGCTTTTGCGTCTGCGATACGCTCCATACTAGAAGCTTGAGCATCGGCCAAAGCATCTCGGTAATCTGAGTGTGCTTGTTCGAAGCCTTTGTTAAGTTCTATATTCACTTCCGCAAGAGAGTCTTTGAGATCTGTAGCAACTTTCTTGTATTCGTCCATCAATTCTTGAGTGGCTAGTTTGCCACCCTTGTTCATTGTCTCGGCCAGTTTGTCCATTCCCGTATTGGATAAAGTCTCTACTTCTGCATACAGGGATTGGAGTTTCTCGGTAGCCTCGGGCGTAGATTTCTTGAGAGCTTCTGCGATCTTGTTGCCAAGGCGTGGGCCGTTTTTGACTACCTGTTCAATAAATGTTTGTGAGTAACCCATACCCGCCAAGGCAGCAGCGTTTTCCTGCAATCTTTTAGCGCCGTTAAGAGTCTCCTCCAATTTCTTAATCATATTCTTAGGGCTTGAACCCTTAACAAAATTGTCCATATTTAAAGCAGAGTCGAAAGCGCTACGCAAACGATCCATAGATTTCTGAATGATAGAGACTTGCTTCTCAGAGGCAGCCTTATTTAGATCAGCAGTTTTCTCAAGCGCTTTTGCTCGAAGATCTGTTAATTTGTCTTGTAACTTTTCTTCTATATCTGCTACTTTACTTGCGTAATCTTTCGCGTTATCGGCCAACGATTTAGCGTAAGTCTTTCGAGCGTCTCTTTCAGTATCGTCATATTTAAGTTGAGCGCTTGCCATTGACTCTGAGAAACGCTTATTAAGATCGGCTACTGTTTCTGAATAACGCTTGTTAGCCTCAAAGATAGACTCATCACGATCTTTTTGAGCAGCCAAGACATCATCATTGGCTTCTGCAATAGTCTCGTTCATATCTTTGTAGATACCTACGACATCTTTTTTGTATCCCTTAAGATCTTCAAGGCGTTTCTTTTCTTCCTCAGATAAACCGCCACCGCCTCCTCCGCCACCGCCTCCTCCGCCTTTGGTCGCTTCTTTAACTTCTTTTCCTGCTTTTGTTGCGCTCTTTCGCAAAGTTTCTAATTTATCGGAGAGTTCAGTTGCCTTCTTGGCTGCGCCGTCAGCAAAATCAGATACCCCGTCTAAGCCGTTGTTTATGAAGTCTAGAGCTGACTTTGCATATTTACCTACTCCGGGAAGTTTGGACAATAATGTTAAGAACCCTCGCAACGGCCCGGTGACTACTTTAAGAACTGCCTCAGCCACTTTGCCAATTATAGGAATGATCGAAGCGAAAGCCTTTAAAGCACCTTGTGCTACTGTAATTACTACATTTCTAAATGTTTCAGATTTCTTCCAAGCGAGAACCAATCCTGCTGCGACAAGAGCAATAGCGGTGACGATCATTCCTATTGGGTTGGCTCTCATAGCAGCGTTCAATGCCAGCATAGAAGCAGCAAGGCCATTGGTAGAGGCGATGCTTGCTAATTGACCGCCTCTCATAAGAACAGTCGCAACGGCATAAACTTTTTGAGCAGTAGCAGTCAAAATGACCATACCGCGATAAACCTTCATAGCAACATAAGCGCCTGTTAGAGCTACTGCGAAAGTAATAATGACATCTTTATTATCTGATAAAAATTTGCCTAATCTTCTTATAGCAGGAACAAACTGCTCGGTAATAAATCTGCTGACCGCTTCTACCGCCGGCAATAACGCTTTACCTATGTCGCCTTGTAATTTATTTAGATCTGCTCTTGCTGCTGCGATTGGGTTTGTATCGCGCAAATTCTCATTAAAGCCTTTGTAAGTAGAGTCCAATACCTTTACGATTGCTGCTGCTCTTTCGCTCTCCGTTCCGCTAGAGATCAATTTCTTAGTTTGCTCGTCCAGAACAAATCCCACTCGAGTAAGAGATCCAAAGTTTCCGTTAAGCGCTTGCGCTAAGCCGTTGGTCATTTGCTTAAAGTCGTCAGAACTTGCAGCAGCGCCTTTTTCTGCGGTGACATAATCTAAGATCGCCGGAGTCAATGTTTTGATCGTGTCGCCTGTAAGATCAAAAGTTGCTAATTGTGATTGCGCTACTACAATATTGTCAGCGCTGACTACGCCGACCTTCTCGAGCGCGTCTGCTTGGGCTAAGAGACTATCTACAAAGTCGTTCGTAGCTCCGCCCGTAGTAATAAGGATCGTACGCAATCTATCTTGTGCTGCTGCTGCTGCGGTTGCATCGACTACCGAGGCTTTGAGGAAATTAAGTACGGCAGCAGCACCAAAGGTCACGCCTAAAGTAGCACCGACTTGCTTGAGTTTGCCCATATAGTTCGTCATAGTGCTTTCAGATTGCTTAACGCTATCGTTTAAGCCTTTAAGAGAAGCTTGTGCTTGCGCTAATCCGTTTTTAAGTGACGCTACATCTGCCTGAATGGATACGAGGATTGGCTCTGTCGTTGCCATTGATTACCCCTTTATCACTTGATTGAAGCGCTGAATAAATATCTTTTGAAGCTCTCCGCTTTGGATAAGTTTATCTGCTGCTGGCGTTAAATAAGGGTACTTTACGCCTGACTTCCAAATTGGAGATCCTAGTTCTACGGCGCGAGCATAAACGACAGTTGGGCCAACATCAGCAATATAAGTTCCAAATCCATATCGAACTCGCGTAGAGATAGATCTTTTAAGAGCGCCGGTAATAACATTTGGGCCAGATCCACTAGGGCCAATGTGCTTTGGCGGATCTATTTTGTTTCCTACTCTTGTTCGAGATCCGTTGTTAGCGTTGATTTTGGCATCGCGCTCGACTCTCAAACCGGCCATTGCCACTCCAAGTTGTGCAGCCTTATCTAAGTCAGACTCAAGTTTGTCGAGAGAGGCCAGAGCTTCTTGAAGATTACGAACAATGATTGCTCCCATTATTCTTGCATCCTCTCAGCCTTGATCTCCTCGACTGTTCCTGCTATTGCGAGTAGCCAATCAGCCGTAACCGGATTGAGATTATCAACCTCATCAGGCGTATATCCGAACCTATCTGCCATTTGATAGTAAATCCAATACTCATCAGGATACTGGAAGTCATCGTGTCTTTGCCCGCCTTTAAGCAGCCATTTAAGCCGTTCTAATTGGCGGTAGGCGCTTTTGGGTCTGCCTCATTCGCAGGAGTATCAGACAAAGAAGGGAACAAAGAGTTTTGTGCGCCTTTGGTTGCTTCTGTTAGCGCGTCATAATCAGCCATAGATAATTCGTCTAATGACTCAAGGCGTACTGACGGAAGAATGAGATCAAACGACCACTCCTCAATCATCATTGCAATAAGAGCATCGCCAAGAGCCATAGCTTTGGACAAATCGCCTTCTTGATTGTCGGTTGCTTTGATTACTCTTTTACGATCTCCGACTTTAAGAGTAGAAGTGTCTTTAAGAGTTACTGTATTGCCTGACGGCAGTTTAATTGTGTTTGCCATTGGTGCCTCCGGTTAGTTTGCCTTCCTAGAATAATAGCAGGGAGTAGGGGCGCGGGATAGCGGGAAGGCAGTCGCTATCAACCTGACCGCCCCTACTCTTGGAACTATTTATGCATAGACGCTTGCTGCAAATGCGTTCTGTAGAACCCACTTGATCGGAGCAAAGCCAGCGGTAGATCCTGCGTCAGCGGTCGTAGCCTGAGCGTTGATATCTACCATAATCTGTACGAAATCTGAACCACGATCAATAACGGCAGTTGTGTAAGCGCCCTTAGAGATAGTAGCTTGAAGTTGTACCAATGACGCTCCTGTGCCATAAGACCAGTTCAGCACAATCGCTGGCTGAGTGTTATTAAGGAAGCGAGTCAATTCAGTATCGTTCTCCATTACAAAAGTGAATTTACCTGATGTATCAAGAGCGCCAGTAAAAATTTGGTAAGGATTTTGTGTATTACCAATTCCGTAGATTGGAGTTACTGGGCGTGTGACATCAATATTTCCGCTTACTGAGTTGGAGACAGTAGCTCCGCCAATAGAGACTGTACCGCGCCATACCGGAGTAGGAAGAATTGTTGAGAAGGAAGGAGTTGGAGTTGCTACTGTTGAAGAAGCCCAACCTGTTCCCTTCGCGTCATATTCCAGCATTCCGTCAGCGTTGAACTTAAGTGAGAAATCGTGGAACTGAATTCCCGGATAAGAGCGAACATTTGCGGCATAGAAGTCTGTCAATGTATATGAGATCGGCTGAGAGTCAGCTGCGACCGCAGAGGCGTTGAGCAAAGAGATCGTGTGAGTGTATGGAGCGCTCGCGCCTGTAGTAGCAACAGATCCCATAATACCCGCGATTGGAAAACCAATTGTGTCAGGGAATACAGATCCGCCAAAATCAAAAGTCGAGCGAGTGCGACCTTGTAGATAGGCATAGTTTGTTGCCATAGATCCACGAAGTCCTGTGTCGTAAAGTGGATCTACGATATCGACAGGCTTGAGGTTATTTTGCATTACTGGAATAAAGTGTGTTGGCGCTACAACAGTTCCTTTGGTTGCTTCTTTAGCAATACCTAAATAACTGCGTACGGAATTTTGAACTGTCATTTAATCACTCTCCTACTTTCAGGTCAGACGGGGCTGACGACTTGGGTGCTTCTACTGGTTTGGTTGTTGCCCCAGAAGTAACATCTTGTGCAGAGAAGTCTGCTGGTGCGTCAAACTCTTCTCCCGGCTGAACTGTGATCCCGAGCGTAGGGAACACGCGCTCATCTGTTCCTGTGTATTTGTATTTCATATTGCTCCTTATGCTTGGATCATTTCGGTAACGATGAATTCTATCTCAGCGTAGGTCTCTGTTGCGCCTTCTTTGGAAGTAGCAGGTTCGCCATACCGAGCATTGATTGCTGGCTCTGCGCCTTGCCAAACTAGATTGCCCGCGTCATTGCCAAAATTGTGATTGGATCGAAGTCTTGTTTTTATGTCATCAATTAGTGTATCGAACGCAACCATTGCTTCTTCCGAATTTCGCTCCATAGAGTGCTGAAAGATCTGCAAAATAACTGTGTAGTCAATGCGCTTCCAGCCGTTCGTAGCTCCGCCTACTGCAATACGAGACTCGTTCTCACCAGCGATATAAATTACAGCAGCAGATCGAGAGAGTTGCCCGGGCTGACTATTGACTTGGTAATTTATGCGTTTAGGAAACGAAGTAAATACCTGATTGAGCGTAGGGATAGGCGGGTTGTAAAGAAAGTTAAATAATGTATATCGAACTCCGGAGCGCCCACCAGTAGGCAAAGTATTCGAGGTTGTAGGCATTATCTGATCCTGCGGTACTTATCGACCATATCAAGAGCCAAAGCGATCTCGTTGCCATAGCGGTTAGCGGAGGAGATTAGGCTGGCAGTAGGCTGAGTTGTAATCTGCATTGTCATAGAGTTGTCGCCTCGAGCTTTGATAAATGCCGTTGTGATGAGGATACAAGCCTGTTTAATGGCGTTAGGTAGATTTCCTATGGTCGCCCCGGCATCGTGGCTATAAACGAGCGCAGAGGTCAAAGGAACAGTAGTTGAGCCGTAGGTATAAGTGCTGGCTACTGTGACTTGTTCTGATTTAGCGCCGTCAAAGATCCGAAGGCGCTGGCCGGCAATAATTCCTGTGCCGTCTCTGACTACTAGGCTTGTCGCTGCTGCTACGGCCGTGACTGTATAGGTATTCACAAAGCCCGCAACATAGTTATATTCGGTAAAAACTATGGAAGTAGCTCCGAGGCCTCCACCAAATCCAAGTGGGCCTTGTGATGAGTAATTTGTTTGTATTTGAGATAGAGGAATAATCATTTGCTGACCCTCGAACCACGCATAAGAAGGATCTTGGATAGGGGTCAAAGATCCGGGATATGGCCCATACGAAAACGACTCAAGAGAAATGATCGGCGAGCAGTTTGGGTGTAGAGAAATCCAGCCTTGTGGAGTAATTCTTGTGCGCTGAGTCTCTGTGTATTGAGTCGCTATCACGCTTTGATTGAGATATTCGTCCATGTAAGACGAAGCTCTAAGGATCACACGCGACAATTCTGCGTCTTGCGCAGCTAAGTTACCGCCTACTACGAGGTTGTCATAGTCAATAGAGGTCGGAGCGTCTTTGAACTCTGCAACCGATAAATAACTAGCCTCATAGAAAGTATCTGGTGTGATCCCCGTAGTCATTATTCCCCGTCTCTATCTGGCGTTCCGTTCTCATGCCCGCAACGCGAACACTTACGAAACCAAGATCCGAAGCCACATTCTACGCAAGTAAAACCCGCTCCGGCGTTTGTTGTAGGCCCCATAAGAGAAGCCTCAAAAAAACCTTCCGCTTTCATAGCTCTTTCTGCCGAAGGGCTATCAACATTGTAAATTCCGCCTTTGTCCGGGCGATATGTATATGCGCCCACGACTGTTTCTCTTACGCCTTTGTCCGGTGCTACCCAGCGACCCATATTTGCCTCCTAGATTAAATAAGGGAGAGTGCGCCCAATATATGACGCACCCTCCCTCCTATTTATATTACTTATGCAGAAACGATACCTGATACTGCGCCGTTCCAAGCAGGAGCGGTACAGAAGAAAGTTCCACGGAAGTATGTTGAGAACTCATACTGGAACTGAGTTACTGGCCATTGGATGCCCATGTAATCCTGAACCATAAAGTTCGCCCATACATCAGAAACCTCTGTGTCAGGGATTGGAAGTGTGAAAGACAGAACTGGAGATACGCCAGAGTTCAACCATGGGTGAACCATGATATCTACTGCCTTGCCAGTTACTTCGTTCTGGAGACCAGTCACAATAGAACCATAAGTAGTTCCAGTTGATCCCGGATCGTTGATTGTCAAACGATAGTTTGCAGTTGAGCCATTCTTGATTGCGTCAGAGAGCTGCTTGCGATCGTTACCGTTCATAAGAACGACATCTGGATCAGCCTTTACATTCTGGTAGAGGTTAGCGAACACAGTCTGGTATTCCGCACCCGGATTAGAGGTTGAGAATGTTCCGTTGATTGCGTTGTTGAAACCTGTGTTTGGACCAAGAACAGTAGGAAGAATTCCGTCATATCCAGTCGCGTAAGCAGAAGTGTTTGTAGCAGCGCGTGAAGCAGCTGCGCCATTTGTTGTCAAAGGAGCGTTGTTACCTGTTAGACCCTGAGCGCTTGCGCCTTGGATCGTGAAAGTACCTGTTCCCTTGAGTGTTCCCTGATATGTGAGGTTCGCTGCGCCAGTAGTTGTACCGACATAGATATTGTATCCAAGCGCTCCGACAACAGGAGTTGAGACAGTCACAGTTAGAACATCGCCTGATGCTACTGCGGTGCTTGCTTCTGTTCCGAGAACTGACTCACCGAAGCCGTTACCTGAGATACCAGCGTCAGTTGTGACATTCACATAGTAAGTAGTAGCAGCAAGAGCAACCTGTGATCCTGATGCGACTGGTGAAGCAAGTGCGAATGTTGGAGCAGCCATTGTTCCTGAGTAACCAGCAGCAGTACCGCGAGCCATTAGCATCATGCGTTCTTCCATAAGCATTGTTGCGTATAGAGTTGAAGTTGATGATAGTTGGCGAAGATCCTGATATCCAAGACCTGAGAAGTTAGCATCGAAGCTTACTGCGTCAGATAGTGAGTATGAGTTGTAAGGCAGGATCAAGTCATCTGCTGCGTATGTGATCTGTGGACCACGCTCAAAGTTAATCGAACCGAACGCAGTTGTCGTGCTCTGAGTAATTCCTGGCCATGTGTTTCCTACTCCGCCTGTACCTGTACCGGTGTATCCAAGAATTCTCTTGACGCGGTGTGAAGTACCGACACCCTTCTTGCGAGGAATGCGGTTACGAAGTGGTGTTGGGCGAGGTGTTAGAAGCTTGGCAGGTGCCTCAAGGTCGAACGCTGCGAAAGAAGAAGCCAAAGGAACATCAAGAGTGATTTCCTTGTTGATGCTTCCCATGGCGGTGCGCTGAGCAGCGAGTGCGTTCTGGAGGCTTGCGTTTGCGTCTGCTGAAAGTGACTTGTTAGCCACAAGAGCTTCTAGTTGTGAAGTTGGATCTACGACAGGTGCTTGTCCGGGCATTGGAGCAGTGCGTGATAGAGACTTACCGAGTTCTCCGGTAAATTCTTCAAAGCGCTCTGCTGCTTCGCGTGGAGTAGCATCGCCGAAAAGATCGTTAGCCTTTGGCGTATTTAATGCCATAAGAGGTAGTTCCTTTCGAGTTGGGTTGAGTTACTTATTAAGAGACGCTTCGGCACTTGCGAAATATTCTTTTGCAAGTTCGTTATATCCCTTTACAAGAACTGGGTCTGTTGTTGCGTTTGCTTTCGCTTTGTAGGTAGCAGCCTTGACAAGAAGATCATTGTCTTGCGCTAATGATGTTCCTGTTCTTTTTGGGCCACCAGCCACCGCGAGAGATTTAGCAGTTGCCAACTCGGCCTCAAGGCTTACCGACTTCTCAAGTGCAGCCTCTTTTGCTGCGACAAGTGACTCGATCTCTGCTTTAAGTGACTCTGTTGCGCTCTTGACTACTTGCTCCACGAGGGCATTTACTTCTGTCTCATCGACAGAAACTGTTTTAGCTGCGTTGATCCGGGCTTGTGAGTCTGTCACAGTAGCCTCAAACGGAACTCCGGCGGTCTCGCCAGCAGCAATGTTTGTAGTTCCTTCAAGATCTGCTTCTGTTTCCTCAGTAGGAACAGGATCAGGATTGGCTTTCTTGTCGCACATACATTCCTTCATAGATTTATCGCAGTCTTCGCACATCTTGTCTTCGTCTGCGGTCTCCTCAGCAGCCTTGGCATATTCTTCAATCTCCTCAGCGACTTCGCCTTCCGCCTCTTCACCTGAGTACCACATAGCAAGGTGCGCTACGGCTTCGAGTAAGTGAGAGATAGACATAATTTCGTTAGATCCCTCTTTCATCTCACCGGCTTCAACCTGAATGAGATTAGCAAGAGCTTTGCGGGCTGCTTCGTATTGTGTTTTATCAAACTTCACAAGTGAAGCAAGAATTGATTTAGCCTTAGCGGTCTTTTCAATACCGAGAGCTTCTAGTTGTTCTTCTTCTACGATCTCGGCAATAGGTGTGTCAGGTAATACTTCTTCAACCAATTCCGGAGTCTCAGTAGCAGGAGTTGTCTCTACTGCGTCTTCTTTTTCAATGAGTTCTTCCACTTTCCATACTCCGTTTTCTCCGTTGATGCTTTTTGCAAGAACGAGTTGGCAATTAGGGTTCGCTGGGCGATCTACCAAAGATACCTCAACAATTTGTCCGTCAATAATCCGGCCGTTAGCAGCCTTCTCATCTCTGGTAATTCTAGGGTTTTTAATTCCAATAGAGAAGCCTTTTAGAACTCCAAGATCTACCTTTTTGACTGATGCTGGATCTACTACAAGGGCGCGGATATAGTGGCCGTCTTGTTTCTTCTCGTATTCTTTTGCAACACCCGCTGCGATAGAGGAGTGTTGCTCGCGAATATTTCCACCGGATTTGAACCACTCAGGCATAGCAGAGTCGAGCCAAGTGTCATCACAAATCTGCTGGTCAATATCGATTGAGTCATCTGTCGCCTTGCCATAGACCATAAGTGTTCCGTCAGCGTTTTTATCTGACTTTACAATTGCGAAGAACGCGGTAGTTAGATCAGCCATTTTGTCTCCTCGATTACGCCGAATAGGTTAGAACGATCGCGCCTGTTGCTGAAGCTGCTGCTGAAATTGCATAAATAGTGTCGTTAGCACTTGCATAAAATATTTGATTGGCTCCAGAAGCAAGCGTGCGCCCAATGGTCGCGCCTGAAGTAGTAATAGTTTGATCTCCGATAAAGATTGCTGCACTATGCCCGTTGTGAATGTTAATTGGAGTTTGTGGTCTCGCGTTGCTATCTACTTGATGCAAAATTGAGACTACTGTTTGTGTGCTTGCGTTGATGTGCTTAAATGCCATGTTATTCGATCCATTCTATTGGCGATAGGAGCAAAGCCTCTTCTATTGTGGCCATAACTTTATCATTACTTGTAACTGGAGTGCCTCTTTTTAGGAACTCTGCGCCTTCGAGTATATCTCCGGCTATGCGCTCTTTGGCGCTCATTTAGTCACCGCAGATACATCGATAATTGTCATTCTAACTCCGTTTATTACTTCCTCGGTAATGTCTTCTACTTCAAAGATCGTTCCACGGGCTAAGATCACTTCGTACTCAGAGCTTCCCGGAACTACCAAACCCTTAGCCCCGTAACTATCAATACGAAGAATAGTGGCTTGTTCTCCGGTGCGTATGCCTCCAACAACAGATCCGCTCGATTTAGAAAAACCCGCAGCAGTAATAGGATCAGTAGTAGTAGCTTGGAATAACTTAGAACTGAATTTGTCGCCTACTGTAAGTTGCGCCAAGCCGTCTGTCTGGCCTCTATACAAATACTCGATCTCGTCAAAGGCCAAAGATTGCATATTGTCGTCAAGTATGCCAATAATCTCTTTTATCTCGCCTGTTGGAGATCCTCCTGAGAGAGATCCTTGAACACGGCGGTAATCTTCGCCTTGCCAGCGTTGAGCAGCGAAGCGCAAATCATCAGAAGGCTCGCCAAACTCTCGTTGTAAATAATCGTAATCCCTTTTGCCTTGCTTGGTAGGAGACGCAAAATCTCCAACTTCGACAGGGATTTGTTCCGGTACTGCGGTAGGTGCTATATCTACTACGCCGTTTTGGTTCGGAGTCTCGCTCATATCCGGGATCACCGGGATCAAGGCGCAACGGCAATTAGGGTGTTGAGGAGGTTGAATAACTCCAGAAGGAAAAGGCGAACCGATATTTACCACCGCTCCGTCATTGAGAGCGCAGATATCGCAAGGGTTGATAGGTAGCCACTCTTGCTTTTCAAGGCCAAACTCTTTGTATGTCTCCATAGCAGCGTAAGAGGCGACTCGATTCGTCTCAGTAATGGCGATAGTTAGCGCTCGCGAAGCCGATTGAACATGATTTTGGATCAGTCTCGAAGCTTGCCGGCTAGATAAACCGAGGGCAATAGATTCCCCAAGAGCAGATCCGATCTCGTTGTATGTCTCTTTTTCTAGCCCGCGTATTCGTGCCTTGCCCGCGTTGAGTAATCTTTCAAGAGCGCCCGGTGGCTTTACAAGCGCAGCAGCAACTTCGTCTCCCGGTGTCCAATTATCCCAGTCGATATAGTCGGTATCTCCGGCCTTTTGCAGTTCCTTGGCCTTCTGTACGGCCTCTCGAGCTGCTAATTGACCCATTATGAAGGCCTCAGTCCATAAGCGAACAAGAGCCAAATAGACGGCATCCATTTCTAAATTTACATTGAGCATAGCCCAAGAGCGAGCGCGAGAACGATCTCTGGCAAGATTATCGGTCTTGATTGGCTGAGTCTCTTGGTATCGTTCAAAGACTTTTTTAGGATCTATTTGCTGACCAAGAGCAGCGCGGATCTTTGTCGCGTTCTTTGCTGCTATGCGCCCCTCTGCCTTATGAGCGCCCCAGATCATGCCAGATACGCTTTGGCGAGCGCTCTTGCGGTATCAAGATCCCCGTCAAAAGCACACTTATTGAGTGCGTCAGCAACAATAGGATCTAGGTGCTTGAACTCAAATAGGCGGGCGCGCTTACCCTTGTTAGCCCATTTCATAAAGGCTTTGACCTCAGCGCCTACTTCGGCATTTACTTCGGTCTCTTCTTCCAGAGCTTCGGAAGGTTCGCCTTCTTCTTCCGGCTTCTCGCCAATCTCAGTAGTAGCCGGCTTGTTCTCAAGCGGGTTTCCTTCTTGATCTAATTGAGGAGCGCCAGCAATAGAGGTCGCGTTGATGATTCCTTCTGGCGAGAACAGGTACATACCCGCTCCAGATACAAGAATAGGCATATCAGCCTGTGGTGTATCGAGGAGGGGAAGACCCAATTCGGATCTATGCTCGTTAAGAGTCTTAGCGCCGGAGGTCACTTCGATCTGCGCTTTACGAGCGTTTGATTCGTCATCGATTCGCTTAGAGGTCATCAACTTAAACTCGAGTTCGCGTGGCATACCGAGGTAGGCATAGGAGAGCTGCGTAATCATCTTCGAGATCCAGTTAACAAGAGGCTGAGCGCCAATCGCTTCGGAAGTAGAAGCTCTGCCTTCTTCGAAGCCCGCTCCTCCAAGGCCACTCTTTGGAGAGAAGCCGATTTCGGAAGGCTGAACGCCAAAGTGACCGCAAATTGAGGTAATTAAGTAATCGTCAAGAGTATCTTTGAACTTCTCGCCATAGCCTTCGTATTGCACCGGCTTCATACCGGAAGGAAGAAGACGCGCTCGCATTCTTTGTTGAGTCTGTCCAGCAAGATCGTCATTGAATATGTTTTCGTAGGCGCGTAGAAGCTCTGGATTAGTTCCCCAAGTAGCGTCTGTCTCGAACATCAATTCAGGTAAAACGCCGTCTGTGTATTCGGCGCGTAACCATTGTTGTCTGCGAAGGTAGATATCGGCTAGTGGTAGGGCGCGTTCGGTTGGAGAGTAACCATAAACAGAGATCGTTCTGCGGTTACGCACCATATAAGCAAGATCGTCAGAAGTAAATTCTCCGTCTGCCTGTGGATCGTCATTGTTTGCTGAGAACTCGGATCTTGGGAAGCCGTAAAGGATCTGTTGATAGGCAGCGCTTGGAGGCATTGGGCGCATACCGCGATCATCTAATAAAGGCTTGATTGTTGTGCCGTCTAGGATCTGGAGGCCGTATAGATCCCCGCCGACAGAGCGCTGAGGCCAAACTGCCCAAGCATCTACCACAAGGATTTCTTCAAGGGCAATCATTAGCCAGTCGGTGAAAGTAAGGCCGTTTGAACGATCTGGGTTCTCCCAGAAAGTACGAACGCGGTCAATCTCGTCATTGAACTCTGCGCGAGCCTTAGCCATAGCGCGTACATGATCTCCTCCGCTATCGGAAGCAATCTTCTCTGCTGCGTCTGAGCCGAGAACAATATCCCAATCAAGTCCGGTGATCTTCGACTTTAGAACCTCAATACAACGGCGCAGAATATCGATTTGTTCGCTCGCAGCTCTGAGAGTCTTGAACGGAACAATGCGTGTTTCGGTGATGTTGATGTTCTGAGCAACTTGGAACTCATACCTACGGGGATCTGGTCGCCCGTCTGGCCGAACAGGGTTGATCGCTCCCGGAGTAATTGGTGTGCCCGGCCCAAACGGAACCATTGACATCCAAGGCTCGCGTGGTAGGGGCGTAGAGTTTCCGTAGCCGGTTGAGTTCTGGCCACCGCGTGACATTTCTGCCTCGGTCATAGTGACTGCTCCGGCAGGAAGGTTCGGTGCTTTATCTACCGATCCAGCGAGTATTGCCTTAGCGATACGGTCTCGAAGACCCATGTGTATCTCCCTTTACTGCTAGTTATCCCTGTACTACTACACGATATTGGTTTGTAGTTGGGGCTGCTGGTACGCCCGATACGATAATAGTAACTGTATTTATAGTGGTGTGCTGAACATCAGTTATCACTTCTGCGTAAGGAGCAGAGTTATCATAAACAGTTACCTGAACATCTTGAGTTCCAAGGTTATGTGTAACAGTAAAAGAAGTTGCAGATCCGTTACCAATTGAGGCAGAGAATTTACGAACAACAACAGAAGTATCAATTGCAGCCGTGACTGCTGCTGACCCGTTGTAAGAAGTTCCTGTCAATCCCGTACCTAGCGTGAGGGCGTTTGGGCTGGCTGCGGTAATTGTTCCCGAAGCACCAAGAGCTATCGAAGTTCCGTTGATTGTGGTTGAGGAGTTTGTCAGGCTTGCGTTTGCAATGTTTGAGAGAGTATTTGACGCTCCGGAGATCGTCTTATTTGTCAAAGTAGCAGCTGCGTCATCTGCGGTAAATATGCGCAGTACTGTGCCGTCACCAACCTCTAATTGCTTGCCAGTTGCGTCAAAAGCGATACGACCGCTTGTTGTCGAAGTGGTTGAAGACAAGGTAAGTGTTGGAGTTGCAATAGTTGGTGATGCACCAAAAGAGGTAAGAGAAGACGCGGTAACACCGCTCGCTAAAGTAGCTCCGGTAAGAGTTCCAGCAGCAGCAGTTACTGTTCCGGAAGCACCCAGAGCAATAGAAGTTCCATTTACAGTTAAGGAACTGTTTGTTAGCGATACTGAATCTGGGCCTACTGTAATACCTGTACCTGCTCCTACTGCAAAGGTATTTCCTACAAGAGTTAAGCCATCGCCGGCAATATATTCACCTGCGCCTGAGAATTGTGACCAAGTGATAGGTGTCGTACCCAAAGTGACAGGATCGTTATTTGTACATACCCAACCGCTATCAGCATTTACTGTTCCTTCTTCTACAAAAGTAAATGCTCCAGGAAATTCTGTTCCTAAATTCATGTCTGTTGAGCGAGTCGGCGCACCAGAAGCGTTTACTGTATAAATGCCGTTTTCTGAGGCAGTCGTTTGGTTCTTGATAAGAATGCGCTCGCCTGTCACGAGTGTTACGCCGTCAATTACAGATCCGTTAGCGTAGGCAGTAGCGAGAGTTCCGTTTGCAGTTGTAGCAGCAACGACAGAAGCTTTAACATCTAATCCCTGAGCGACCGAATCTACATAAGCCTTTGTCGCTGCGTCAGCGTCAGCAGTAGGAGTGCCAAGACCGGTGATCTTGTTTGTTCCCATAGCGATAGCGCCGGACATTGTTCCACCAGCAAGAGGAAGCATTAAGTCTGCGTAAGCCTTTGTTGCTGCGTCTGTTCCAGTAGTAGGAGTACCAAGATTTGTAAGTTTGTATGTCGCCATTGACAAGTTCTGTGTTGGCGTAAATGCGTGAGTGTGATCTTCTTTAGAAGGAACGCTTGCGGTTCCTGCGGAAGCAGTACCGGTAATTGCAGTCGGAGTTGATGTTCCAAGAGCCGGTGTTCCGTGAGTGTGATCTGCGCGAGCATAAGTAGTCGCTGATCCGTTACCGCTAGAAGCTCCGTAAGTTGTTTGAGCGGTTACTGTTCCAAATGCGTTGGTTTGAGTCCAAGCAGATCCGTCTGAGTAGTAGAAAAGGTAAGTGTCTGTTGCGTAGTAAATTGTTCCAGCATCGACAGTAGCAGCAGCAGGTCGAGAAGCTAGAAGGCCTGAAAGAATAGCGTTACCGGTAACTTCCCAGCGAGTGCCATTGTAAATATAAAGTTGATTATCTACTGTGTTGTAATAGATCTGTCCAGCAGCAGGAGAAGCCGGAGCGGTTGCAAGGTTTTGAATTACTGCGTTTTCTAATTGGTTCTTATTAAGATCTATACCTACGAGGAACTTACGGCTCATCTTCTCTCCTTATACGACATACGCAGTACCGCTAAATGCTGCGGTAAAGGTAATTACCATTTGGTTGTTACTAGGATAACTGAAAGTGCCCTCGCATTGCGTTCCTGCGGAGTCTAGCACTACCGCCGTTGGCTGACCTCCGAGATTGTGATTGATAGTCCAAACCGCACTTGGAGATCCTTGATTGTGAACATAAAATATATCTACCGCAGGGCCTTGTGGCCCGGGAGAAGCAACAGTTACAGTAGGAGTTTGATTGATTACCGTAATCTGCGGAATTATCGGCTCAACAATTACTACTTCATCGCTCATCGCGTGACCTGTGCGCTTACTATGGCTTGACCTTGAATAAGTCTTGTTACAACAGAAGTTGAAGAAGTTATCTCAAGATCATAAACATAATCTCCTTCGTCTATTGCTCCTGTTTGGACTGCCGTAGCTCTGATCGATACAAGGCCAGTTGCACTTGTGATGACAATTCCACCATTTGCCGTTGTAAGCGTAAGAACCGCTGACGGAGAATTAGGTAGCGAACGCAACTGTAAGGCAGCAGTATAATTCGCAAGGTTGATAGGAGTACCGTTCGGATCTTCATAAGTAACATCGAGAAACCAGTCTGCGCCTTGATCGATAGTGACATTATATAAGCCCGCCATTTGTCTCCTCTTTCGCCGGGGTAATCATAGCCGTTCCGCAACTAGAACAATGCGACATCGACTTAGGCATAGGTAATCCGCAACCCGGACACATATTAGCAAGCGCATTAAAGTAATTTGCAACATTTATTGTACCGAGAAGATCAGCAAAACCTTGCACCATTGCGTCAAGGCGATCTGGTGACTCTACTTCTTCCGGTGTCCAAGTAGCCATTTGATCTTCTAATTGTTCGTACTCTCCAACATGATGAATACGACCTTGCTCGTACATTGCTGAGATTGGCTCTGCTCGTAATCTCTTACCAATATGCGCTCGCACTTCTCGGATAGGCAAGCCCATACGGATCTGTTGGAGAACGGCCGTAACCATATCTCCGCCTTGATTTACTTCTACAAGGATTGAGTCAGCCTTGTGTTTGTCGAAGATCTCTACTGCTTTGGAAGCCCAATCAAGAGGCGATCCCCGGAAAGAGTAATCTCCAAGAACATATCCGTGACCGGCGGTGTCTGATCCGCAAACGATAATTCCGGTCTCGTCACTATCTTTCGTATTCGTTACTGCGGGGTCAATAGAGACTACAACGCGAGACAGAGGCGGAGCTACTTGAACGCGGTTACGCTCAATCAAGCCCTTTGTCCATAGTGCGCCTTCCACATCTTCTAAGATCTCGCCGTATAACTCCTGCTTGCCGAGGCGTGTTCCGTTATATCGCGCTTGTAATTCCATAAGCGCTGAGGGTGCTAAGTTCTTGGCGTTATCGAAGGTAGATCCTCGAGTGATAGCAACAGATCCGTCTATGCGGTTTGCAAGCGCTCGGATCAAGGGAACAGGCCGGGGTGTAGTAGTTACGATAATGCGAGGCTTTTCTCCGAGGCGTAATCCAAATTGCAACTGATCCCAAGCGTCTGAGTATCGGTACGCTGCTAACTCATCACACCAAGCGCCGTGATGCTGAGGGCCACGAAAGCGATCCGGCTGATCTGCTGAGAATAACTTTATGCGCGATCCGTTGGTGAGGATAATCTCTCCAATAGATCTGTTCCACGATTTAAGCATTTTGTATCGGCGCAGGATAGAGATAACTCCTGACTCACCCTCAGCGCAAGTATCTCGAGCGTCAGAAAAAGTCGGAGCTACGATAGCCCAACGCGTCATTGGTTGGCGGATAGCCTCCCACGCAAGCCACTCTGCTGCGGTTCGAGTCTTCCCCGCTCCGCGACCGGCCATATAAAGCCAGATATGCCAATCACCCTCCGGAGGTAATTGCTCGGATCTCGCTAGTTCCCGCCTCCACTTGTATCGTGCTGCTCTGATCCATTTGGTCGAGAAGCTTGATAATTCGTTCGATGTCTCCTTCAATGTCTCCACCGCCGTCATAGGTAATCACCTCCGCCTGTATTCGTTGTGGTGCGTCTAGTCCTAGAAGCTCTGCCCGCTTCCCGATAAGTTTGAGAACAAAATCAGCGCTCTTGTGATTGCCGTCTATTGCGTCTTTCCAATAAGCCCGTTGGAGGCGATCGAGACGATCTAACTCCAATTCTCGAAGCTCGTCAGTAGGTTGCTGGAGAGTGCGAACAATTGCCCTCTTGTAAGCCTTGTATGCCCCTCCTGCGTTTGCGTAACCGATAGCCCGGGCTATTCGTTCCCAAGTCTCACCGGTACGGCGTAATTCGACTACCGCCAATTCGCGATCAACTACCTCCGGTGTAGGAGTTTTCCCGTGTTTTTTTCCTGCCATAGTTATACTGTAACTCAGGAAAAGACAGATTGCGAAATGAGATTAGCGCCTTGCTCTGGAGTTAAGCCTCCCGGGATACAAGTAGCACTCCAACGCTCAGCAAGGTTCTTGTGTTTCGTAGCTCTGCCTTTGACCCAAGAGGCGTTCTGTTCTTTCCCTGTTGCCAAGGATCTTTCGTATCTTCTTAATTTGGCGATTTCTGGATCTGTGTCGAGATAGAACAAGTGGAACTCCCCATTGGATTTGCATAGGTTAAAGAACCGGTCATTGGCAAGGCGATCTCCTTCCCCGTACAAGATCTGGTACAGGTTACTTTCGGCTACCTTTGGCAACCAAGGCTCGATCGAGACTATCGCTGCGTTACCTAGTGTGTCTGTTCCTCCAAAGTTAGGCCTCAGCCAACCAAGAGATAGGGCTAAGCCGTTAGGCGTGTCGTGTTCTCGGTATTTGATTGGCTTCTCAAAGTGTTGCGGGTTTGACCAGTCACGAGTAAATGCCTCGGTCAGCGTAGTCTTTCCTGATCCCGGTTCTCCGATTAGATAGATTATCTTCATAGCGCCTCCTGTTGTAATGTAATCATCTTACAGACTTTCGATCCATTTCTCTGCGAGCGCCGGTGAGAGTCCGTACCCGCTTCTTGCTAATCCTGAGAAGTAGGCATTACGCTCGCCAAGCTTCGGATAGATCGGTTTGCCTCCTGCTCCTTTGGCTCTCCAACCTAGCGACATTTCCCAATCCCCTGCCTGAACTATGCCTAACGCTATTGCGGTCATCAGTAATTCTTTGCCGTCATCTATCGCTCTATCCGCAGTCTTGGCAATAGAAGATCCAAGTCGAGTTACGCCATTGATTTGTGCTACCGATAAAGATTTATACGGGCGCAGGTGATGAACTCGGTAGGGTGCGTAATCTAATTTAGCCGTGTGCGAGATCCAAGTGACTCCAGCGAACAAAGTTACTTCACGCGCTAAGTGTTTCCCGTATCCGCCGGTGCAATTAAGTATCGCGTCAGCCTCAATTTCAGATCCGTCACTCAACTCTACGCTTGTGCGGTCAATTCCTATTACGCGCTCGGTGATATCCGGTGATACCAATGGCAAGATAGGATCTACCAGCCACCAATCTTTTTGCGCTTTGATCTCCGGGCTGCGCCAATTTGATACATAAGCCTCTTTTGATCCTGCTGCTCCCCAAGCGCTATACCACTCCCAAGATCTTTCAAGATCTGACCGCTCAGATTTATCAAACCAAGTAGGGCGAATAGTCGCCAGCGCAGATCGTGACGCAGCTTGTTCAGGAGCGTGGTCAATAAGAGTGACCTCCCACCCCTTTGCCCGGGCTATACGCGTGGCTGATGATCCGGCAATACCTGCGCCAATAACTATGAGTTTCATCTGACTGCGATCTCTCTTGTATTTTTGTAGATAGATTTGCGGGTTTTGTCGATCCCTTCCCACCCGTTGAGTTCTCCCAAATAATTGTGAGGCAAAGACTCGTATCGAGCTTTGAACGCCCAATCAGTTAGATCCGAAGGAACGCGTAATAGTTGTTCTTGCATTTCGTCTATGTCTATGCCGACATAATAACGGCCTCGAGTCATTGCGTAGAAATCGCATAACGAAGTCTCAGCGGTCTCCATACTTACTTGCGAAGCTCTGCCGGTCAGGTACTCGACTACTTTGAGGCTTAGATCATCTAATTGTGCGATCTCAGCAGGTGAGTTACCTAGTGGCAAACCCGGAAAAAACAGACCTAAGCCCTTGCGTGGCCCACTCGAGTTCGCATTACCCATATCAGGCACTTCGAGATTAAAGCCGTGACTCTTGAACAAGATCTCTGCCGTTTTATACGCTGCCCACCGGCCGTTGCCATACACAGTCGCTAACTCATCGTTAAGAGTCTTCCAGTTCGCTACCGGATCTTCTGACGAACAGGCACTATCTAGCCAAGCGCCGAGGCCTCCGTGTTTCTCAATCTTGGCACAGAGAGAGTCAAGGTGCTGAGCGAATTTAAGAGTAGATCTATGCGCCCGGCGAGGTTGCGCAATTGGAAGCTTTAGAGTCTCTTGATCCGGAACAGTAGGAGTTGGATAAAGGCTGAACGCTTTTAGCGCTGACCCCATGTGATAGTAGCCAACGAATAGGAAAGTAAGCCACAATCCTTTGTCTCGATCTAGTTGATCTGCGAACCATTTTAGAACGGGATACGCAGGGTCCATATCGCGTGATTGAGTTTGCGCTTCGTGAAAGTAGGCATAGTCGCTATTCAACGGCCTTGACCTTGCCGATAGTCGGCATATCGATCTCACCCTTGAGCGCTCGAGCCATATTATCTTCGCGCTTGGTACGAGACTCTTTTGCCTTCGCGGTCTCTACTGCATAAGTGAAACAATCTTTCATTCCACGCAACGCGTAATACACGATTGAATATCGATATGCGTCTTTGGTTTTTGGCGACATAGGAGTTACGCCATGAACATATTTATATCCTGCAAAGAAAGTCACCCAGCCGTCACGACAAGAACAAGTCAGATTGTACTCAGGCAAAGTTAGATAACCGCCGGACATATCTCTACGGATCACCGGCATCGCAGACCAAGTAGCAAAGTTAAAGCCGTCTCGGTGATAAGGAAGTGTTGAAGATTTATTGACTACTCCAGAAGTCCAAAGTGCGTCATCGGTCATGCGCCACTCGTCAGATAGTCCAGCGTCAGCAAGGTTCTTTTTGTCGTGTTCGTATAGATCCGGAGCGAACTCTTTATAGAGCTTTGCAAACTTTTCTGCAAAAGCGATCAATACCGCGTGTTCGCTTGGTTGTTCTAGCGCGAGGGTAGTAGGTCTGCAACTCTCTCTGCGTTGGAATATCTTGCGTGGAGCCATTCCGAAAGTTCTTGATTTATTTTTAAGTCCAGTTGATTGCCGGATCGTTTCACCATAATTGATATTAAGAACTGCTGCCCGTAGGAGATTGACTTCTTGCTCCATTGGAAAATAAACAAATAAGACTTCATCTGTGTCTTCGTCAATCCAGATCCCTTCCTTATTACAATTCGGTTCATACTCCGGAACAGTAGTACCTACAAGCGCGGTTGCTTCTTCTTCGGTCATTACGCGCTTGACTTTATAGACAGGTAACTCAGATAGGTTCATTCTCTGGCCTTTTCTCTCCAACGGCATCTTCTACAAGACTCAATATTGCATCAGAATTGCTTACAAGATTGTTAGCAGCGCGATACTGGATTAGTTTATCAATCAACCATACATAAGTGTCGTTGTCGTAATCCATCATCAGCATACGAGTAGCCTTTTGCGCGTAGCGTTCGGCGTAATCTCCGAGTGTGGGGATAAAATGAACTCCGCTTTGTCCGGTCTCGCCTACTCCTACTGATTCGAAGTAGGTATTGCTGGTAAGAACTGGCATTGTCGCTTCGTTCATCTCAGCCAAAAGACTGTCGTACTCCTCAAAGGTATAGCCTGTTCCGTCTAACTCCGGCAGAGCTTCGAGAAGTTTGGCTA